GAGATCCAGGGGTGGTAATTATGACTCTTTTTGTTCTGCCGTTAGTGGATAAAGCGGTCACCCAAGATTTAAGATTGGCTACTGTCCCGGTGGTTGAGTGGAATGCGTTCGCATCATTTGATGTGACGTCATTATTTACCGCAATGATTACTGCAACATCTGGGGCAGTAACGTTGAAGTTGTCAAATACCCCACTTAAATTTTCGCTTGTAGTTGCTGTGTCACAGACAGTATAACCACCATACCCATGGCCATATATTCTTGGCTGCTTATCGCCAAAAAGGCGCAACAGAGTTAGTTTGGCAGATCCATCTAGCTGGTTACCGGTGATACCCGCAGTTATATTAGATGCAAAGCTATCACCAAAAATCCCAATGCTTCCTTGATTTGGGTTTAGATTGAATCTAGGTGCTATTCTTGAGACTACTAAATTCTTGATTGAGTATCCATTGAATAGTTTTGTTACTCCGTCCCATAAGGCCCCGATAATGAGTTTATATAGGCTGTTTGTCCTGCCAATTCTAACTCCCCTGTAAACTTCAGCCCCATCAATTAAAGCTCCATAATTTTGACCATCAGCCCATGCCGTAAAAGTAACATATTCCCCCTTGCCTATTGATGTGATCCTACAACTTGAACTCGTATCGCTGGAGTGTGTGCGCATATAAATAAGCTTACTGGGGGAAATAAACACCCGAAATAAATCTGCTCCAGAACTATCTTCCCCTGCAAGAATATATTTTTCAGCAGGGAACACATCGCCAACCGACCCTGTTGGCGATGTGAACACATCTGCCGTAGCAATAGCACGCATCGGAACATCAATACTTATCTGAAAAGCATATTGCAGTGCCGCATTTCCAGGGTAATTTGTAAAGGCTATAGAACCACCATTTACATCAATACCAGCATCAGAATAGATTGGCGAGCCGGTTGCAACCCCGCCAGCAGCAGCAACGCTTGCGGCACTCTTCAGGTCACATTGCAGAATAATCGATGGGTGGTTTGAACCATATTTTATGATACTCATGGAGCACCCCTGAATCCCAATGTAAGCACCCCAGTGCCAGCGGTTGCGGCTGTTTTAATTCTGATTGCAAGTGCTGTAATCATATCCAGAGACATCAACCCACGCATTTCCGCCCCTGCTGGTATTGCATTGAGCAATGTTCCAGCAGTAAGAGAAGACTTATTCTCAAAGCGCTCTGGAATACCAAAAACTGTTTGCGCATCATCAAATGCAGCAACAAATTCCAATTCCCCAACCCCAGTTGCCCCCGTAGGGGTGAATAAGAAGGAACACAGCCTGTAGTTTGCCAGGTCAGGAATGACGTATACAACTGTTCCGGCTGTCGCAGTTAAACTAAAACTTCCGGTACTTATTGTGAAAGTATCAAGCCCTGCATAATAAAATTCTTCCGCTGCCGCACTGTTCGTTATATTCATGAGTAGTACACCACGTTGAGCACGGCACCCGTGCCCTGCTGAATGAATCGAATTTTATTCAAGTCACCATCGTATTCAAGTACCCCGTTTTCAGTAACAGGCATACCAACTGATGCCGTAGGAGCGATCCCGTCATCCCGCCACCGAATACCGCCACCTGTCGGAATAATGACCGCAACGGACGGGGAACACTGTAATCCCTCGGGAGAGATGGTAGGCACAGTCAGTCCGACGGCTGTGGCAAGGGATGTGATCTGCTGATACCCCAGGCAGGATGTGATTGAACGCATACTCATTGCTGTTCCTCATACGGGATTTGTGAGGGTGTCCCCTGCTGTTCAGGCATCTGGGGCATCCTTAGTGTATCTGGTTGTGGATTCTCTCGCATCTCGGGCGCACTTGCAATCAGGTCACCAGCATCCACCGCAGCAGCAATGGTCCCCATCACGATGTCCTGAATCTGCTCAGGTGTCATACCTGCCTGTACTGCACTGATTCGCTGCGTCTCGGCCTGGTACGCCTTGATCTCGGCCTCGAACTGCTTGATGTGCATCTCCTTGGCTTCCATCGATTGCTGAACGTTCTGCAACATTTTGAACATCTGCTGCATCTCGGCGTTCATTGCCTCCATCTGCTGATTGGCTGCAACCAGAGCGGGGTTATCCTCATCAGCCATGACCTTTGGATCAAGTGTCTTCTGAAGCCGCTTGGCAAGGTCCTGAGCACCCGGCCAGTCCATGTTCTTGACGAATAGGTCACCGGCAACCTGCCACAGTTGCGGGTTGCCTTGCAGCAATTGAGCCATCGACTCAAGCGCTTCTTGCCGCTTGGTGGCGTACCCTGGACCAGTGATGACCCGCACATCGTACTTGCCTACGCGGGGGTTGTATATCTTGTCAACCACCACACCACCCGGTCCCATGATCTTTTTGACCGGCTCCTCTTGATCCGGGTTCATCTTGACCGTCGACGGTTCACCATCTTCACCGAGGATTCTGGCCACCCGTGCGGTGTCGTAAATCTTCGGGATCAGGTCTACCAATTGGCGACCGATATGGCGAACCGCACGCGCCAGGTTGTCAGCGTAGTGATATGTGCCAACATCTGATTCGCGCTGTCGAGCGAGGATCGCCTTACCGGAGCGCTCATTGCTGGTCATGCCCAGCGATGCGTTGTATTGACCAGTCGTCGACTTGATGTCTTCCGATGCACCTGCCTTGGCTTGCAGAAGACCGCTGGACGCCATTGGAGGCTGCGCCCGTTGAGGCAGTGGAAGCACAGCACCCTGGCCATCGGTGACATCCGGGTTTACTTCCAGATACGGCCAGTTCTGGGTGTTGGCTGTTTTCCACTGCTGCTCGTACCCCTCGAACTGACCACCGTACCCGATAAAAGGTGCCTTGGGGGCCAGTGCCAGCATCTCGGCTTCTTGAGAGCACCAATAATTGTACATGCGCTGAGCATCCTTGGCGTTGCGCACCAGACCGCTCACGTACAGTTGACCATCGACCTCGAACTCGTTACCGACCACCCTCACAACCGGGATGAACGATCCAGCCCATTCACTCTCCTCCAGAATCTCATAGCCGTTGGTCTTGCACCACTTGACTCTCTCACGATCCGACTGCCGGGAGCGCAGAGGCTTGCCGAACATCGCCCGCAACAGGCTGTCCTCGGGGGTGCCGGTGAGCGCTGTCTGATTGCCGGGATACAGATTGAGTGTCGCCTTTTCACATTCGATGTAGAAATACTCAGCAACACGCACAGTGGTCTCACTGATCCACTGATTGATCGATGAGTCGCCTATCCCCCTTGCCGTGAGGGTGCTGATTGGCGAAGCCTTTGGGTATGCCCGTTCGTATTCATCCTTGGTCATATCATCAGTGATGAAGCACCACCGAGCATCTGCGCCAGCAGGGTCCTGGATCATTGGGTCCATGTAGACCGAGAAACTGTTGCGAATGCGCCCGATCTTGATCTCCTGATCGAACGATGTGTCATCGCAATACTCGGTCAGGATGCGAAGATAACCTTCACCATACGTGACCTGGTTCTCACACGCAGTGTCGTAGGCCACATCTGCGTCAGATGTGTACTCGATGTGGCGAATCACACCGTTGAAGACATCGGCCATCTCGATGTCACTCTTGTCGTCAACAGGGAGCACCTTGATCGTTGGCCGGTTCATCCGCTGCTCATTGGTGATCTGCTTGACGTGCTGAGGCAGCTTGTTGATGGTCAGACATGGGCGAGCACTGACGACGGGTCCTTGACTCGATCCACGGGTCTGGAGCACATCGTTCGGCCACTGCCACTGGTTGTCCGGAGACCCAGCGTAAAACCGCAAGTCGTCGAGTTCGCTGTCACGGGTTCCAGAGAGCGCTGAAATCGCCATCGTCATGCGGCTGCGCATGACAGACAACACGGAATCGTCTTTGGCAACATTCGACGCAGCCACAATCCCAATCGAATCTGTCATTCCTCGATCACTCCGAGGGTGTGTTCTTCTCGCATGACAAGCAGGTCCTCGCCTTCCCATCGAAGGTCCTGTCCGATGCTATCCCCAAAAACTACCCTGTCACCAACCTTCACGTCTACGGCATCCGGTCCGGCAGAGATGACCACACCTGTCCCGGTATGCTTCTTCCGCAAAAGAATGAACAGGTCATGCTTCTCCATGTCTGGCCGCACAATAAGACAATCCTGAGTCGCTTTGAGCACCGCTTTCTTCTCCATTGTTGTTTCAATCCGCTCCAGACTTTTCGGCCAGGTGATGATCTTCCCCATTGTTGAATCTGACATCATGCACCCATCCAGCTTGCAGAACCTGCGCCGCTCTGAGCATTGACGCGCAGAGGTTTACGATCATTGTACTCCCGATGTGCGACAGGGAATGCAAAAGTTACAGCGATCGCATCAGCAGCGTCAGGTGACGCCAACCCACGAGCCTTCATCTCCTTCTTTCCCTCCAGGAATATGGTTCCGGCGGAGTTCGGCTTCTTCATCGGTCCGATCAGATCGGCTTTCAGCAACCTGTCCTGCGGCAAGCTGGCCGATCTGAGCCAATCCCGCATGGCTCCCCACATCTCAGCCCTTTTGTTGCCCCACATCACCGGGTTCTTCGCCTTCCAGCCAAAGTTGACACCTCGCACCTTGTACTTCTGCTCAGTGAGTCTGTCAAGAACACCGTACCCAAGACCGCCTTCATCGATCACGGTCAACGCCGGTCGGTACTCCTCAATGGCGTCAATGATGTGACCCACGGTGGTCATTGTGTCATCGCCCCTGTATCGCTTGATCGCCACGATGTCCCGCGCACGTCGCACAACGATGACGGTTGAATCTGCCCCTCCTCGTGCCGGGTCCACACCAATTACAACAGGTGCCGTCATGTCCTTGTGCTGCGGACGCCTCATGGCGTCGTCGACCAAGTGTGGTGCGATGAACTGATCTTGACCAGACTTTGGAAAGTCCCCGTAGACTTCCACACGCGCCTCATCGGAGTCCTCACCATACTCATCGATGATCTGCTGATAGATGGTCTTGTCGGTACCTTCGACCGTGCGGGCATCGATCTTTTCGGACTCCCAGAATTCGCGCTTACTGCCCTCCACGGCCTCGTAGAAATACCCGGTGTTGCGCCGACCATTGGAGAACGCAAGCCAGTATCGGTCAGGGATGTCTTCAGTAAAGAAGCCCGCTGCAACGGACCAGATGGAGTCAGGTATCCCACTGGCTTCGTCGAAAATCACCATCATGCCGTCCATGTTGTGCGCTCCGGCGTAGGCGTCCGGGTTCTCCTCGCTCCACAGCTTGCCCTCAGCTCCCCAGTACCGGGTGCCTTTCTTCAGGTCGCGTTCGACCAGTTCAGTCAACCAGTTTGCCGGATTCAGACTCGTAGCCGTCGGCTCCCACCAGTGAGAGTTGATCGCCATCGTGACCCACTTGGTCAACTCACCCCAAGTCACTTTGCGCAACTGACTCTCGCTGTTGGCCGACACGATCACTGACGATCCGATCCGCGTAGTCAGCATCCAGATGATCAACCATGACACCAGAGCAGATTTACCGACACCGCGACCAGACGACACAGCACGACGTAGAGCGTCCATCATCTCACCATCAGACTTCTTCCCCCTGTTGTCCCGGATGACCTGTGCAACACGTCGAAGCGTCCTGCGCTGCCAGGCACGAGGGGCCTTGAAGTGCTCAAGGGGAGTGTTCTTCTGCCCCCACGGAAACGCGAACAGTACGAACGCTTCAGGGTCATCCTTGACGGTTGGGCTCCACAACTGCGACATCAGCAGTTGCTCGTCCTCATGGGAGTACCGCATTTTTTGCAAGTCATGCTCCCGGTCGATGTGAGTGGAAAATCATTGCATCAGTTCATCCGGTTGCCGTCAATGGTCACGAGTTGTCCTCCAAACGAGGACGATCCTCGACCTCGATTACCTCGGCCTCGATCACCCGAGCTTGTGCCTGCGCCAGCGCCTCAGTGATCGAGATTGTCCCGCCAAGCTCGATCTGCTTGGACTCACCATACCGCTTCTTGTTGTGTGCGCTCATGAGCCATTTGCGGGTATCAATTCGCAACCTATCCCGATTCACGGTGTCGTTCGATGATGGGTCCACGGACTCCAACCCATCAGCAATCTCCAGAATCTCCCCGGCAAGGAACTCTGTGCGCATCTCCTGCGCCTCCTTGAACCGCTCATGTCGCTGAGGATCACGCTTGATCCAGCGCAGAAAGCCCTCATACGACACGACGCGGGGGTCACCCTCGATCAATGACTGCAAGGATCGTCCACGATAGATGTCCTCGATCACCCGCTCGAAAATTTGCTCATACTCGACGTGCATCAAGGCTTTGGTGTCAAGTGTTGGCGCAGGCGGTTTAGGGTCCGGGAACGATAGCCAGTTTGGGAGACAGGATTCACCAGTGACAGCCATGCTCATCTTTCCCATATCATTCAAGGACTATCCTCATCGTTACATGTTGCCCTGAGTCGTTCCGCGATTGCAAGCCCACGCAGGAAAGTGCATCGAGTTCTACGCATCGGTCATCAGTCCATACGAGTGGCGTATTCACCTGACATCGTGCAGTCATACGCAAACCTCATACCCTGTTCTATCCTTCCAATGCTCCAGCGCCATTTCCCCCGGCAAGATGGGTATCATCCGCGTCTTCTCCTTCGCCCTCACAGCTCTTTCCTCACCTTGCCTTTTCTTCGCCGCTCGCACAGCTTTGCAACGACAGCAGTGCACCCTCGGACTACGTAGTCGATCGAAATCCGTGAACTCGTCCTGATCCTCTGTCCCGCAGGTGAGACACTTGCAGTGGTGCGCAAGGTGCGCGTTGTGCTCGAATATGAGTTGGGTTCTTTTTCTGCCCATCAGCAACTCCCGTCGTTGGAAAATCTCGCCAGCTCGCTCATGTCAACTCCTCCGCATCAACGACCGACCAGCTTCGGGTCAGTCCCATTCATCTTGTCGAAGCTGCGCATCCCGGCAATGCCGAGCTCCCCGGGCTCCCCGGGCTCCCCGGGCTCCCCGGGCTC